TTTAGCGAGTTGAGCAAACTTAGAAGCCATTTTTATTCCTATTTTATGTTAAATTATGCAGGTGTGCCATCACTTGCGAAAGTTTAGTTATTTAATTAGTTTGAAATCCCCCTATGGGGTGGTGCTGCTTAGTTCAATGGTAGAACGTCCGCCCAAATCGGAAAAAGGTTGTGGGTTCGACCCCCACAGCAGCAACTATGACTTTTGGTTTGATAAAGGATAAAGATTATGGGATATTATGATAGATTCAACAAAGGTGGAAAGAAGCCTAAACACCAAAGGAGCGAGAAGCAAAAGTGGGTTGACAAGCTAGATAGGCTTATGTCGGTTTATATCCGCATGAGAGACTCTAGAGAGTTTCACTATAAGTACTTCAGATGTATCAGTTGTGGACGAATATTGCCAATCGACCAAGCCGACAATGGGCATTATTGCGGACGAACTCATATGAGCTTGCGCTTTGATACACGTAATCAGAATGCGGAATGCAAACGATGCAACAGATTCTCTTCTGACCATCTTATCGGTTATAGAAAGAATTTAGTAATGAAGCTTGGAAGATTGGCTTATTTGCAAAAGCATCCTCACGTTCCTTTAGATATGGAAGAAGTAAAGCGGCTCGGAGAACAACAAGTCGATTTACTGGAAGTAATGAAGCATCAAGCAAAGAATTGGTCGGTGTTTGAATTACAGGAACTCTATAAATACTATGCGGCTCTAATTCTGAAAATGAATGAAGAAAAAGACAATTAATAAGGTTTAAATAATGTTATAGTCGCAGTTATAGACACTAATTTATTTGCATTATTAAATTATTCTTCGTACCTTTGCAATCGTCTTGGTGAGACACACCATAAAAACTGTAAGGTCATTTTTATATTGGCTTTTGTTATGCATAAGACTTGTGCATTCCTATATAGTAACAAAAGTGATTTCATATTATTTGTGAAATGAAGTTTAAATTAAGACCATATCAAGAAGAGGCAAGCAAGAAGGCTGTTGAGTTTTTCTTGGATGAAAAGAAAAATTGGAACGCTCTGGAAGTGCTTCCTACTGCATCGGGCAAATCATTGATTTTGGCAGATATAGCTGCTAGACTCAAGGATAAAGTGCTTGTATTCTCTCCTACTAAGGAAATTTTGGAACAAAACTACAAGAAGTATTGTTCTTATGGATTTGATAATGCCAGCATCTATTCCGCTAGCTTTAAATCAAAAGAAATCAGCGATGTTACTTTTGCTACAATTGGTAGCGTGAAAGGACATCCCGAATTGTTTACTGACTTCAAATACATATTGATTGATGAGGTTCATTTAGTGAAACCTGAATCCGGCATGTATAAGGAGTTTCTTGATAAATTAAAGAGCAAGGTCATAGGTTTAACCGCAACACCTTTCCGTCTGTATTCCTATCAGAACTATGGTAGCATACTGAAGTTTCTGACAAGAAGTAGAGACAAGATTTTCAAGGAGCTTATTTACTATGTTCAAGTTGAGGATATGGCAAAGAACGGATATATCTGTCTTCCGAACTATTACACATGCCCACCACCACAATGGAACGAAGGAAACTTGCAGCTCAATTCAACTTGCCGTGATTACACTGATCAAAGTGTCAAGCAAGAATATGAACGTGTAGATTTGTACGGATGGCTAGTTAGTGTTGTTAAAAGATTGCTTAATCCTAAACGAGGTGGACAGCGTAAAGGTATCTTGGTTTTTACGAAGTTCGTTAAAGAAGCTCAGATGCTGACCTATTCCATACCTAATTGCGAAATGGTCTGCGGAGAGACACCACCTAAAGAGCGTGAGGCTATCATCGAGCGATTCCGCAATGGGCAGACTAAGGTATTGGTAAATAGCCAAATCTTGGTCGTAGGCTTTGATTATCCGGAGTTAGATACTGTAGTGTATGCAAAGCCAACACGTTCATTAGCGCAATATTATCAAGTCGTAGGAAGACTTCTTAGACTATCAAAAGGGAAACAACCTTGGTTTGTTGACCTCTGTGGTACTTATGAGAGGTTCGGAAAAGTTGAAGACTTGAAATTGCTAGACCAAAACGGCAAAGGAAAGTGGGTAATAATGAGTGGAAATAAACAATTAACAAATGCATTTTTTTAAGATATGGTAGTAAAATTAGACGAAAAAGCATGTAGCTTGGATGCAGATGAATTGGTCGCTTTCGTCCGTCTGTCATTTAATGCTGACAAAGACGGATATGTATATGGGAGCAACAAGGAATTATCGAATAAGATAGGTATGTCGGTAGCAAAGACAAAAAAAGCTATTGATGGGCTATTTGAGAAACAAATGTTATCTATCGGAAACGGAAAAGTCTTTATTTGGAAGCATGAAGACAACATAGAATTTGCTGAAGGCGAAGAATCTAAACCACACAAGAATGAACCTGAACGAATAGCATTGAATAACGTCCCTAGTGTACAACAAGTGGATGATAAAGCAAAAAAGGTTTGCGAATATTTCAATAAGGTTATCGCTGGAAGAGGAATGCCTCTTGTTCATGCCCTGACATCGAAGAGAAAGTCAATGATTAATTCACGGCTTAAAGAATATGGGAGTGAGCAGATGAAGTTGATGATTGACAAGGCGGCAGCATCTTCATTCCTTAATGGTAGTAATGGATGGATGGCGAGTTTTGATTGGATTATGAGACCAAATAATTTTGTTAAAGTATTGGAAGGAAATTATGATGATAGAAAGCAAGGGACTAATAAAGACGCAGAGCAAGGCTATTACCAAGAATCAGCCGACCTCGTGCAGAGTCTCAATCAACAGAGAAAAGCAACGAATATTCAATGAGTACGGAACATTCGATAACGTTCTAATGTCTTTCTCTCCATCAAGCCAAGTAGGTAGTAAGATGCCAATCGGGAAAGCTTTTAAAAGCAACGCACCAACACTTACCTATCTTGACTTGTGTTATGGAGAAGGAAGTGCAATAACATGGCTTGTAGCATGGGTTTCTGATGTCTATGGTATTTGTGGCTTTGTAAATAATGAGGCTACTGAAAATATCAAGATAATGACTGCAAATGCTATAAAGGATGAGTATTATTTCCTTAATCTGAACGAGCTGATTACTTTCTTCAAGATGTTTATTGCCGGAAAGTTTGAGAAATTCTACAAGAAGCCAAATCCGCAAGTTATAACAAAGAGCTTGAATACTTTCTGTTCCCATCGTATAGATGCCATAAAAGCAGTAGAGGCAAATATACAGAAAGAGAAAGAGGCTAAAGAAGATGAGGCTATCAAGCAAAATGCCATCACTTATGAAGAATGGGCGGCAAGAAAAAAAGCTAAGGGCGAGGAAGTTAATATAGAACTTATCGAAGACGAGAAAGGCAACAAGATTTTTCGGGTTAAAACTCCTAAAGCTGATGCTAGATTAGACTCAGCTTATATGATAGTCAAGAATACAACAAATGCCGATTTTAAGGCTATATGCAAGCTAAGAGAATGTTTCGTTAAGAAATATGGTATAGACCCATACGACTTGATTAGAAATTTAGGGAATAAAAAACTTAGAGAATATGAAGAAAGAAGAAATTGTCAAGGCAATCATTAAGAACCTTAGAGATGTAAATGGCAAAAAGTTCCGCAAGGATGATGTTCAAGCCATTGTGAATTATTTCATAGACCTCACAAAGCAATCGTTGCGAAACAGAGACCGTGTTATGATACGCAGCTTTGGAACATTTGTAGTACGACATAAAAATCCCAAGCAAATTAATTGCGTGCGAACAGGAGAGAAAACGATGACAAGGGAGAAAGACCATGTGGCTTTCATTCCTTCTAATGATTTTGACTTAGATTCAATAGTATAAAATGGAGATAGCAGAAATAGAACAGATTATAGAGGCTTGCAACTTTGATGTTGCTAGCCAGACCCAAAGAGCAGAAACATTCAACGTAATTGACGCTATTGTAGAAATGCGCAAATACGAAGGTCGTTTCAACGCCAAACGTTGGGAATATGAAAATGTTAATGGACGTGGTACGATAGAAATATATTCTAAACTCGTTGCCGGAACTCTAGAGGACAAATTAGCAGAGTTTGCTATTATATTATTCTCAATGGCCAATAAGTACAAGATGAATGTCAAATCGTTGAGGCTAGACCCAGATTCAATGAGAGACCGTTCCTTTGAAGACTTGATGATGTCTATGCTGAAGATTGAAATGACACATTACCGAGTGTTCAAGAAGATAATAATCTTGATTGGCATGCTTTGCGGATATTGCATGATGAATGGTATTGATTTGTTGTGGTTCGTTAACAAAAGACTTTTGATAAACATTAAATAGGCTAAAATATGAAGAAGTTAAAGTTAGTTTTTACAAGTACGGATTTCGCATCTTATACGAAGAGTACTATGGGTATGTTATGCAAGGTTCTTTTACGAATTCCTTACCTTGTACTTGTAGGCATAGTTAGTACAACATGCTGGCTTGCTAAGTGTATTGTAAGGTTCTGTAAGGAGAATACAAAGGCAGCAGTAATAATAGGCTTTGCTATCTGCTTTATGGTTATGTTTGTTGAGTTTATCTATTTTAAAATTCAACTAGCAAAGAGTTCGTATCAGACAAGTGAACTTATAAAGCGGAACTATGAGCTGGAGCAGACCGACAGATACGATATAGGCTTCCATGATGCAATGGCAAAGAACAGAGAAATGCTTACACAAAATATTGAACCATGACAAACGAATTCAATGATGCGTTTACGAGAGCGCAAGCTTTGCAGAGGAGGTTCAACCCAGATTACATGAACTCCTTTTCGATAGCAATTAAATATGATAGCTATTACGAGGAATACATGGAGATTGAATTGAGAACAGATAATGATAAGTTCTTTATTTCTACATTGACATGCGTTTACGAAGAGGATTATACTCTAAGATTAGACGAATTAGAAAAAACAATAGATAAATTATTAACAGATGAAGACAATGAATAAAAAAGTTATTTTTGTAAGCCTGTTGGATATTATAAGTATTCCATCGGGTAACGAGCATCCTGTAGATATTACGGATTTTCAGCTAAAGCACGATTTCTTTAGAGCGTTGCAAGCAGATAATAATATAGTCCGTGTCAACATCTTAGGATATGACAAGAACCAAGTAATGTATTCAAGCGATATAACATTCAAGAAAATGGTATCGGTTATTTCATACGAAATTGCTATGTATACAGTTAATGCGGTAATTCCATATTGCTCTACTGATAATATTGATGATACTTTTGTTGATGCTGCAAAAAGCACCGAGAGTATTGAGTTTCTCAAAGACAAATCTAATTGGCTGATTATTGGGAACGATGATCTGGCTGATAAATTTGGGGTTGACAATATAACAATGGAGGATTTCGTCAATGGAGAACTTGGAGAATATTCTGAAGGAGCTAAGACAGCAGAAAAGAGATAAACATATTAAACCGGAAATCTTGACCTTAGCAACCATAAAGAATAGGTACGGAAAAGACCCGTTACCTGAGTTGCGTAATTTATGGGCAAAAGGACTGGTTAAGAATTGTAGAACTTTAAATGATTTAGGCTTTATATACAATGGATAAGGAGTTAATAAAGAAGTTAGTAGCACAAGGCAAGGCTTATGTACTTGACTTGCGAGGTGGTCGTGTTCCTTATAAGGAAGGTAATGCTGCGGCAGTTGATTTTTACTGTCCACAAGATGTGGTATTGAATATGCCTTGGGTGAAAATGGGAAGAGGTCACATAAATCTGCATTTAGGCGTGGAACTTCCTAAAGATGTTGGCTTGGATATTCGTTCACGTTCCGGCTTTACTGACAAAGGTATGCAAGTTGATGTGGCCTTTATTGGCAAGAACGAAACACAAGTTGGTTACATGACTAATGTTAGAGCGGATATTGATATTTGCCTAGGTCTGGTCGATGAAGATTATAGGGACAATATTGGTGCGCTTTATAGAGTTAATTCCGACCGTTATATGCCGACAAAGGATAGCAAATTTAAACTAGATTCAGATTACGAATATTATGTTTTCGTAGTCAAGAAAGGCACTCGTGTTTGCCAGGGCGCATTCCGCAAGGTAGAAAATCCAGATTGCATACTTGGAGAGTTGAATATGGAAAATAATCGTGGAGGAGGATACGGACATGGTGGAACAAAATAACAATGGGTGTTGCGAATATGCTAACAAGTATATCTTTGTGATAAGACGTTTGGCAGACATGATTTAATGCAAGGATAATGCCACTTTCGTTTCATCTCTAAGGGAGGACTTCGGAAAGCTCGGATTATTTTCAAGCGCAGCCAATTTCCTTCGTCTTATGTATGAGATACGAGCATCTTCTGAAGACAAAGAAACCTTACGAAGCCATATCAGTGTAATGGCGATGGAAGCCTTGCTTACGCTCTCTTGGTATATTGTTTCAGATTATAACGACATCATCGAGTCGCAAATCGAATTGTTCAAAACCAAAAATAAGCGGTATGGAAACGCATTTTCTGAATGTTTTGCTAAAGATGGTTATCCGTATGCCTTCGGTCATTTACAAGAGAAGATTAATCGTATTTGCTCTTTGCTGACTTTGAACGAGGATGCTAAAGAAGAGCCTGTCCTAGACAGCTATAAAGATTTATTGGGGTATTGTATTTTAACGCTTATCGAAATAAAATGAGATACCGAATAACAAGAATAGAAAAAGTTATCAATGGGCAGAGTTCGTACGAGCACTGCTCGTTGATAGTTTCTAACATAGAAAAGTTTAGGAAACAAATAGATGCAGACGAGGTTAACTTCGTCTATGAAATGTTGGATTAAAAATAGAAAAGAATGAAAGAACCAGACATTGAAATGAATCTAAAGAAAATCATGGAACGCATAAAATGGATTAGAGAAACTAAGGCCATCTTATCCAAGGAAGAAATAAGTCTTTCCATTCCATTGATGCAAGACTTATCGCAAGTAGGCAATATTTACGATAAGTTTATGAGCTATCATGCCGGACGAAATTCCACAATGGTACGCAAGCAATTTATCTTTGTTATTCTTTATCTTTATTCTCCTAGTGCCCTTGGCGGTTCTAAGATGAGAAGAGGGTTAAGAGAAAAAATCGCTAAGGTTTTGGGGTGTACATGTTCTAATGTAAGCCATGATTACAAAAACATCAGTTTCTATTATGTTACTTACCGAAGTTTCCGTAATGACGTGAATGAAATATTGGATAAGCTATTAATAGATTTGGGTTTAAAAGAGATAGGGGAAGAATAACTTCCCCTACCCTTTTTTATTATTGCAACTTCAACTGCTGTTTTATGCCTAGTCTTTTTGCTTCTTTACTAAAAAGGTCTATTTTACGTTTTACTTCATCTTTAAACTCCTCAAACAATGCTATTAAAGCCTCTTGCTCGGTATCAAAAAGTGATTCCTCTCTAATTGTATGCTGTTTAGTTCGTTCACAATAGTCGGGTTTGTATTTATAATCTATCCACCAACCTGAAGGATTTAATTTGTTCCCCTCGAACCAAGAAACGTTGCAGCATCCCTTTACTATACAGCGTTGTGGGGCATCAAGCCATCCATCAATATACCAAGCAATATCACCATTCTTATATTTGGGTATTGGTCTTTCCTCTTTGTTCGTATATTTATATTTCTTCATATTCTCTTTTTTATTACTTATAGAAATCCCTATTATAAATACCTGAAAGCCTTTGCATATCTTCCTCTGTTATGGAGTACTTGTAGTTTAACTGATATTGAATATAGTCTCCATACTCCACATCTTTACATGGGAACAGCTTTCCGTTATCAATTCGTTTGAATATTATATTATAATCTGTCCTCACTCCCTTGTTAATAATTGAGAAGTGACTTCCTACAGACTCTCGTTTATCTATTACTTCATACCAAAAAGTTTTACCTTTATGAGACCTATCGTTAACACCCATATAAGCAAAAATTCCTAATATAAAAAGAACAAATAAAAGTTTAAAACAACTGTTATCTTTTTCCATATTACTAATGTTTTACTACTTCCAAATACTTCAATTTTGCGAATCGGTATGAGTGATATATGTCACAAAGATTTTTCACTTTTGAAGTGAAGCACAGAATGCAGCCTGTATAATCATCAAATCCTAAGATAATATACTTTTCCTCTACATAACCTGCTACGTATGCCCCGATGTCCTTACCTTTATAAAGAACTCGCAAACCCATATGAGCATTGAAAAATTCCTCGTTTGTCATACGCTATCGCTATTTTAGTTCATCAAAGTCAAGCCACTCAATCTTATCGTAACACTCATACAGAACTTCAATACGCTGTGTTCCGTCTCCTCTAATGACTATCCATCCATCATCACTCATCGCTCCGTGGTGAAGAGACGTAGGATTTACGCCTCTACCACTATATCGGAACATTACCCACTTTTTTAATGGTGGCTTCTCTTCCTTTAGGTCGTGCCATAATGATGCAGCATTCACGTAAGGAACGTTTTCTGTGTTACAATCAGTAACACCAATCTTTTCTGTACTGAACGTTACCCCGTTCAGCTCATTGTAATCTACCTCATCTTCATTGCTACAGATATTGAGATAAATCTTCTTAGGTAAATTCTTTATTTTCATATCCCTTAAACTTAATTTATGAATATTTACCAATTCCAAATGTCAGCGTATCTTTCATCTGGTGGTGTTTTAATCTTTGGAAATATAGGAGTATTGCTGATAACACGATGGTCGCAACTTCCTGTACTTCCACTAGTAAGTGGCTCTCCGTTACAGACTAATCTATATTTACATTCATCACATTGTATGTAATTCATATCACTTGAATTTAATGATAAAAAACTCGGTATCAAGCCATTTATCGGGGCATAAGCCTTCCTTAGGCTTGCCGATACTAATGCTCTCTATCTCCTTCTCAATTCGTGGACTATCCTTGCGGTAGCCGTTGATGAAGAGGACGTGGGTATATTGTTTTAACACAATTCTCTGTGTGTCAATATATTTTTTAAGTAAATCCGTTCGCCCTGCTAAACCCAAGGCAAGATGTCGCACATCAACAATATTGCTGTTATTGCGAAATAATCGTGTTACCCAATACGGCTTAATCTCCCGATACTCCTCAGTCTTTTCGCCTGCCACAATCATATCGAACCACTGCTTGCTGATGGTGAGGGTCAATACTTTCTTTTCCATCCTTACACCTCCTCCCAGTCTGTTGCGAAAATAGTCTTTGGAAGTAACCATAAAACTGGTGCAGCTCTTCCTACGATATTATACATTAATGCCTCTGAACCAAGATAGTTCTTATCAATGTATGCGTATGTGCCGTCCGCAAAAATCTTACGTCTCACTTTCTTCCCCTCCTTCATTCTTCTCAGAGCCTCCGAGAAGTCAAATGTTTCCTTGCTCATTATAATTTTGCTTTAAAGTTGTAAATTGGTTTAATAACATCTATCACATTAACCGTAGGTTTTATTAGCTCAACAATCTCTTCGGTTGGCTTGTATGCCATAGGTGCTTCATCAATGGTTTCTTCACAAACTGATGTGGAATAAATACCATTCATTTCATTCTTGTAAGAATCCATAGATAACTCTTTCTTTGCCTGTGTACGAGACATTAATCTACCTGCGCCATGAGGGGCAGAGCATAGCCAATCTTTGTTACCTTTTCCCTTGCAGATAAGAGAACCATCACGCATATTCATTGGGATAATGACTACCTCATCCTTTTTTGCACTGATAGCTCCCTTTCGCAATATACCCTTGTCTGTATCTATATAGTTGTGAATGGTTGTAAAAGAATACTTATCTGAATTAGCATCAATATCTACACCTAAAGCATTTACAAGTCTGTTGGCGATAATCATTCTGTTTTGTTCAGCATATTTTTGAACTATGCGCATATCATTGAGGTAGTCATTGAGCAAATCACCTTCCAAGTAAGAAAGTTCCTTGCTTATATTTTTAGTACCTAATGACTTAATAACACCCTGTATCTCATTTTCTCTGCCTTCACTTTTTAGCTTGGCAATAACCTCAGACTTATCAGCTATTTTCTTACGACAATACTCGTAGGCAAGTTTTTGGTAATAGTTGCATACCCTAACACCAAGGTTTCTACTTCCTGTATGTATCACAAGAAACTTCTCTCCTTCTTCATTTGCATCTAACTCAATAAAGTGATTGCCACCGCCAAGACTTCCAACAGAACGATATACTATTTCCATGCTGTCAAGACAATCCCAAGCACGGAATTTGCCAAACATACAACCATCAACCAATCCGTTTATGTAGGCTGATACTTCTCCCTCGTTGACATTAAAACCAGACGGAATCAACTTATTGACTGCTTCATCAAATTTCTGCAAGTCAATATCAACTTTACCAAGTCTTACGACTTTCATGCCGCAGCCTATATCTACTCCAACAGTGTTAGGAACTACTCTGTTATCAAGCTCTATTACCGTGCCAATAGTGCATCCTTTACCTGCATGGCAATCTGGCATTATTCTTATTTTACAACTATTGTAAGCCTCGCTATTAGATAGGGTTTCTATCTGTTTGATAGCTTCATCTTCTATTGTCTTTGCGAAAATCTTTGTAAACTCATTCATATCTCTTAATCTTTACGTTTAACTTTCTCAAAATAAAACACTACCTTCTTATCGAACTGAGGAATAATAAGACCATAGGCAATACTCATCTTCATTTGAAACTTGGCAGCGCCACTTAGCAAGCCAACCGCCTGCCTCTTTATTTCTGCTCTGAACTGTTCTAAGGTCATATCCCTCTTACGGAAGTTACAAGCACGGCAAGCTGGCATATAGTTCTCTAAGCTATCCTCGCCTTGAGTTACTGCGAACTTGCCTTGTTTCTCATCCCATCTGGAATACATTCCTCTGTTTTTGGGAACAATATGGTCTACTTGCATATCCTTGTACTCTATAGTCCTGCCACAATAGGCACAATGACCATCATACATACGATATACCTTTAGTCTAGTTTCCTTCTTCATTTCTTTCATAACCTTCATGTTGTTTACAATAATGTGCCCAAGTATCTAAAGCATCCTTATCTTCTTTACTTAAATCCACAAAAGTGTCAGTATCTTTTATTCTCATTTTTCTCTTTTTACTTGTTAAACTTATCGCCTTGGTGATGCGGTGGTCTTTTTTACCAACAAAGCCATAGCATATTTTGTACTCAAAATCTCTTAATCTTCTGTACCAATAATCACTTGCCGTACTTAGATGACGAGCTTGCTTCATTATCTTCTTTGCTAGTCTAATCTTCATACGCTAATCAATTTTCCAATCAAATGATGGTCGTGCTTATCGAAAGCAATTCCATACTTGAACATTTCTTCAAAAAGCATAAGACGCTCCTCGTTGGTAGCCAACCGAGTAGATTTCTTTTTATCCTCGGTCATCGTAAAATGAGAGCCTACCATTAAATTCTTATCTTCCTTGTGAAGATAAAGATAGCAGAAGAGATTGTAACACTCTGGTCTCCAACGCTTACATAACACAATCCAATAATTATCTATCACAACTATATTGCCTTCGGCAACAATATCTTCAAACATATTATTTTCCATACGCTACTTTTTCTTTCCGTAATACTTCTCTGATAAGCCGTTGAATCGCTCATAGTTCGGCAGTTTGGGAGAGATTTCAAACTTCATCGTTGTAACATCATATCCTCTATCAGTCATTTCTTTGACAAACTCTTTTGTGAAAACCTTGTCGAAGAGATAATGAGCATCTGTTTGGGTCATAAACCCTAGAGGGTGATAAGCACCAATACAGTTCTCTTTCTTATCCCAATATGCCGTTAGCTTATCTTTCTTTTTAAGAATCATACGCTACTTCTTTTTATCTAACCATTCCATTACGTGACGATAGGCATCATTTTCGTAACGTCTCATAAAATACTCAAAATTGTTTCTATCTTTGAGATAGTCAGATAAATCACCTCGCCAATAACCATACAGATTACCGAGGAACACACTTGACATTTCATTAATACAACGCTTAATGAGCTTCTGTTGCTCAACATTCTTGTTGTAGTGAAAGAGTGAATACGATGCTCTTTTGAGCCATTTCCACCACTTTGATGTGAACTTCTTTACTTCTATCTTTTCGGGAAGTTCCTCTCTTTTCGTGTGCATATCAACGAGCCTGTTATACTCTTCTATGCTAATTGTTATTTGTCTTTCCATACGCTATTCATATAAAATTGTTATTCTTTTACTTTTATCTACTTTCAATATAGCTTCTTTTGCTTTATCTATCGAAGTAAACAAATACTCTGGGCAAAGGTTATATGCGCCATAATCCCAATAATGGATAAGTCCAAATAACAATGAATGTCTCTTATCTACACGATAAGCAAGGATTGGATTATCCTGAGAATCGTAATGTATGCCTTTAACAGCCTTACTTTTGCGATACATGTCTACTATTCTATAGGTTGCCATAACTATTTTTTCTTTAAAGGTATACACTCCATTAATGCCCTCACCCCATCGCACACAGGACAATAGTGTTTACCATCAATCATCTTCCAGTTTGAGAAGTCTTCTATATCAGTACTCTTGTCGTAGAATAGTGCAGAGCAAGTATCTGTACCGCCAAATACTTCTCCGCATCTATCGCAAACAATCTGATACATTGTAATCGGTCTATACATAAGCTATTCTCCTTTAAGTTCGACAGGCTCATCATTCCAAGATAATTCTCTTCCGATGAGTTTTTTAATGCTACCTTTAGGAAGAACCATTTTATCACCCCACCATTCTCTATCAATAGTTCGTTAATAATTCAATAATGTGCTAAGCAGCTATACGCTGTAAGCACGAGAGATCTTTGAAAATCTTGCTAATTAAAGTTCGGTTCG